ACTGCCAATGCTTTGGGTAGTTGCATCGTTGCTTCATGGCGCACCAGGAATTGTGTTCGCGTGTTCCCTTGCCGCGATGTGTGGCGCGTGCCTCGCCCTTGATGCACCCACATGATTTCGTGTGTCCACTTCTCATGCGAAACAGTGCTACCACACGCTCAGCGCCGCAGTCGCATCGGCAGTTCCACTGGGTGCGCCCGAATCTGTCATTTTCGGCCCGAGAAAGGGCAGTCAAGCGCCCAAACTTGCGGCCCACGGGATATGGCAGCACCAGCGTGATCGGATCAGTCATCGTCATCCCCGCGTCCGGCTGCGATGAATTTTCCGGCCAGGATCGCGCTGCCGATGATGAACGCCGCGACGCCGACGATGTAGCCCAGCGTTTTCAGAAATTCGAACATATCCATCCCCTCAAAATGCGCACGCGCTGGTAATCGGCGGCTCTCATGCCGTCGCAAGCGCATGCTGAGCTGCCAGCATCTTGTCCTCGTCGGTGGCATCAGCCGCGACCTTCGCAAGAACGGTTCTTGGCACATAGGGGAATGTCACGGGAACGCGGCTATGGCGACCAGTGAAGCGCGCACCATCTGGCTCCTCGAACACCACTCCATCGATGTCGTATGCGCGGTCCCCCTCCTTAAAAACATGGCCGCATCGCTTGTTCTGATACAGCGGGTTTCCGTTTTGCTCGCCCACATCCACCCACTCCGAATCCGCGCCGGTTAATGGGCCGAGCGGCTCAAAGGCGGCCGCTTTGGCGAAAAGCGATCGGCAGAAGCTTGCGCTGTGTCCGCTGTGGCCTTGCGTTGACAACGTACGAATCAGGTCGAGCACGCACTCAGCCATGAGCGCATTTATTTCGTCGCCGTCAAAGTATCCGAGCACATGAAGCTCATGTTGGGCATGAGAAACGTCGTTCCCATCCCGATTTTTTAGGATTTGCCACGCAAGCCTGATGCGGGCCTTGAGTTCTTTAAAATTCATCGTCATCTCCTTGGTTGTCGTGCCTCGAAAACTCGCTCCAAATGCGCACGCGCGCGTTACGCCCGGTACTGCCTGATGATTTCCCTCTCCAGCTCCTGCCGTGCAGCGGTGCCTCGCTTTTTCTCGACCAGGTCCAGGTACGGCCGGCGCGCCGAGAACTCCATCGCCAGCACCGCCCTTGCTTCGGACTGCGCGCGGTATGCCTCGCTCCAGGTGCACGCAGGGTCTGCGCATGGTCGACGTCCGCACATCAGGCGGCCTTAGATCCGGAGTCGTCGACCAGCCGCAGCCGATCGACGATTTCGCCCGCCGTAGATATCCCGATCAGCGGCTTGTCGGTTCCGCTCAGCATTACGGCCTGCGCAGATTCAGCATTCCCGATCAGGGTCGGCGGCGCCAGGCGAAAGCCGCCTTTGCGGTTGTGCGCACCGGCAATCCCGATCAGCACCGCCGGGTACTCCGGGCACTCGTTGCGCATCCGGTAGCCGCGGTACCGGTTTTCGAACTCGCGCGCGACGAAGGGCCAGTCCTGGTCGGTCTTCATGCCCAGGCCGACCCACCCGCCCATGTCGTGCAGCACGCGGTGGATCAGCGGATCGTCGAACACCACGTCCGCGTAGGTGCCGACCTGGCGCACGCCGCGGTCAACCTTCGCCCAGGCAACCAGCGCCGAGTCCTGGGTGGTTCCGGTCAGCATGCGCGCGACGTCCGCAATTTTCGGCATGAACTGCCCGGTGTCCGGGTTCTGCGTGTGCGCCCACAGCGCCTTCTCGACGGCGTCCAGGTCGAACTGCAAAAGCCCCTGCCAGTAGAGCGAAATCACCGACGGCGACAGCTCCTTGCCGTAGTAGTCGGCAATGCCGGTCATCAGCGTCAAAAATCGTTTTTTGTCAGTCGGTTGCATCCTGTTCCTCCAGCCATTTTTGGGCGTTCATCGCGGTGATCTGGCCAGCTCGGCCAAAGCGTTGCTGGGCTTGCTGCTGCCCTGGCGGCGATGCGCGCGCCTGCCCTCCGGCCACCCACTCGGCCTTGAACCCCTGCCAGCCACGTTCGCAAGACATCGCCAGCGCTTCCTGCAGCGACAGCCCGGCCTTTTTCGCCTCACGGGCCTGGCCATCGATCGCGGTTTTCGTCGGCTCTGCTTTCCTGGCCTTTCGCAGCTTCAGCCAGTCCTTGGCGACCTGCTCGTCGACCCCGTTTTCGGCCAGGTAGGCCAGCGGTTCGAACGAGCTCGGCGCGGGCTTGTCGCGCTTATGATGGTTACCTGACGGTTCTATTGATGGTTCCTTGATGGTTATGGGTGCGAAATCTGCGGGGGTGGGGTGCGAAATCTGCGGGGGTGATGGTGCGAAATCTGCGGGGGTGGGGTGCGAAATCTGCGGGGGTGCAGATTCTGCGGGGGTGCGAATTTCGCGGGGGTGTGGTGCAGATTCTGCGGGGGTGGGGGTGCAGATTCTGCGGGGGTCGATGAAGTAAAAAGTGCTGCGCCCTGCCCTCATTTGGCGCGAAATGATGCCCTCGGAAACCAGGTCAGCGATGTGCTGCTGGACGGTTCTTTCGCCCATGCTGCACTTCTCGGCAAGCATCGGAATGGACGGAAAACACTCGCCCCGATCGTTCGCGTTGTCGCATAGCGCGAGCAATACCATCTTGCGTCCGGTGGGCAAGTCTGATTTCCAGGCGAGGGTCATTAGGGAGATGCTCACTCGTCATCCTCAAAAGCCAGCTGCTCGGGCCGCTGCAGATAGTTCAAGTGGTCGCGCGCCAGCGTCATGAAGATGGCCACTTTCTCGGGTGGAAAGCATTGCATCGTCACCGGCACAACCTTCAGGCCCACGGCCGCCAGCACCTTGCACGCACGCTCCAGGCCGTCGGGTTCGCTGACGAAGCGCGATACCGTCGCCGGCGATACGCCGACCTCCTGGGCTACGGTGGCCTGCCCAATGCGTGAAATACGCTGCAACGCCAGGGTGTGAGCCTTGCGTGCTCTTTCACCGGCTGCGGGCGATGATTCGTTCATACCCGCTCCTCGGGGATTTTGGTGGAAGCGCTCCCGCCGGTAGAATCGGTGGCTCCTACACCAATCGATTCATCACCAGACAGGAGGCTTCCATGGACGTTTTGAATATGATCTCGACCCTCACCCAAGGTCTCGGCGCCTACAAGGCGGCAGTACAAACGCTCGATGATGCGAAGATCGCGGCGGCTACCAATGAACTGACGGTTCAGCTTGCGCATGTCGGCGCCCATGTGCTCGCCATGCAGGAGAAGGCTGCGCAGGCCACCGAGCGCGAGGGCGCGCATCTGGCTCGCATGCGTGATCTTGAAGAACAGGTAAGAAAACTTGAAAAACGCAATCGAGACTTTGAGCGCTATAAATTGGTCGAACCCTATCCCGGAACCTATGCCCTTTTGGTAGAAGAATCGGCCAGGAACGGAGAGCCAGAGCATTACCTTTGTCCCGGCTGTCGCGACAACCGAGGTGTGAAGTCGATACTCCAGTTTGACGGCGACAAGAAGCGCTTCGCCAAGTGTCCGGAGTGCCAGCACTCTTATCGATTCCGAGATGGAAGCTCCATTGGGGCGGCTTCGGTGAGTTGGATGGACTGAGTGTCTGCTCATGCCCGCTCCTCGGTGAGCTCGGGCCAGATCAGATGCCAGTCGTTTGGGCGCAAGTCGCGGCGACTCACCGCTCCATCGGTGGCGCGTTCGATCTCCACGCAGCGCTCAATCGGTACAGGCCTCACCCCACGCGCCCACTGGTACATGAGCTGGGGCGGAATGCCCAGGATTTTTGCAAGCCCGGACTGGCGCCCACGCTCAATTGATGTGTAGTCAGCTAGTTTCATGCTGACAGCATAAGCGAATCGCTTAATTAAAGTCAAGCGTATCGCTCATGTGCTTTTTAAGCGAAATGCTGTTAAATCTTTTTATGAAGCAAAACTCTCAAATTCGGTTGGAAAATCTGGAAATACTTGTCGACGAAGCCGGTACGGCCGAATCGCTTGCGGAAAAATCGGGGCTTTCCCCGGTGTATATAAGCCAGTTGCGTAGCCGCGCTATTGACGTAAAAACCGGGAAACCGCGGAACCTCGGAACTGCGGCCGCACGAAAACTTGAAACGGGCATGAGAAAACCCGTTGGATGGATGGACACCGACCACGATGATGCTCAGATTGTGGGCCGGCCAGACGCTGGAATCAGCCAAGATAATTTAGCAGAGCTGATAGCAATTTTTTTTGAGGAAGACGACAAGGGGCGAGAATCAATTCTTGACAATGCGCGCGCCGTCCGGGAGGTGAGGAGGCAAGTTAGGGCTAGAACCGCCAACAATTAGGTGCAGCTGTGGGCGCCTTTTCCGAGCCCTATTTGCCATGTTGCGCACTGTCGCGATCACGATATCGCGCTGCTCCTGCTGCAGGTCGCTGAAGTCCCGAATGAACTCTGCTGGCATTTTTTTGTTGTGCATTCCGCCTCCCCTGGGTTGCTTTTTGTGGTTCGGCCTGGTGTCAGCGGGGAACAAAAAGCACTGTATTTTTGAACAGTGTAAATGGTGTTTCTGATAATTACTAGACGTGCCGTAAGGCAATTACAACTTGCAGATCAGAGGGATGAATAACGATCAAAAGACGGACTGGTATCTAGTTTGGTGGTATCTCGGCATTTTTGTTGGGGTTCCCCTTCTTATCCTACTGGGGAAATGTGGCTTTGCTGATAACCCAACAAGGTGCTCATCAGCCATTGCGATTTCTTTGTTCGCTCACGTGTTGTACATCGGGGCATTCTCCTTATCTGGATGGCTAGGCTTTCAAGCGCACGCCAAAACACATCGCGTTTGGTTGGGGTGGTTAACTTTCCTCTTGGCCCTTATCATTCTTTCCACGTTTTTAATTTTCTCCGGCGTAAATTTTCCTGCTTACAATGAATTTGAGTACGACTGGCTTTAAATTCCTCCTGCTTCCCGCACCAGCCCGCCCAGCGGGCTTTTTTGTTGCCTCCAACCGCCTTCGGGCGGTTTTTTATTTCTCGCGCACGGCAGAAAATAATTTAAGCGATACGCTTGACACAATATAAGCGTGTCGCTTAATATCATCTCAACGCATCCAACACAGGAGCCCGAGATGACAAACCTCACACCCACCCCAAAGCAGCTAGCCCGCGCACTCGCGCAAGCCGACTACCTGCGCGCCGCAATTGAGCTCATGGAAGCGCACCCCAGCTATGCGCCGATGATCGCGGCAACGGCGCTGAGCTATCTGCGCACGATGAGCGCGCTGGAGGCTCGGCCATGCTGATCGACATGATCATCGACGTCGACCTGGGCGTCGGAAAGCACTGGGGCCTGCAAGTGCCGGGCATCGAAGCAGTGGCATGCGGTGAGCTGGCGCTGATCGTCGAGATTGACTATGACGCTGGCTGCCCAGATGAAATTTGGGGCACGGCACCGGGCGAGGCAAGCCCAGGATCGCCCGAGGATTTCGAGGTGCTGAGCGTCCGCCCGTACGAACCCATCAAGCTCACCGACGGCGAGGACAACGTGGTGCTGATCATCCAGCCGAAGGCTGATATCCGCAACTGGCTGGCGCCGGATCAGATGCGGGCGATCGAAAACCAAATCATGAAGGAGAGAGTCACATGCTGATCGAAATCAAAAATCTCTGGGATGGGAGCGTTTTGTTCGCGCACGACGCGGAGGAAAACTCGCTGGCGATCACGATACGGACTTGGCTGACGACGTTTGGTGACATCGCAACGTACATCCTTGATGGCTGCAAAATCGAAGATAGCGGATGCATTACATGGGGGTTGTCAACCACCAGAGGGCGTGGGCGCATCAAGGTTGACGGCAAACCGGAATATGTTCATCGCGCCATGTGGAAGCAAGTATTTGGCCCTATCCCTGATGGCCTTCTTGTATGCCACGCCTGTGACAACCCTCTTTGCGTGAATCCATCCCATTTATTTCTCGGGACTCATGAAGACAATATGCGGGATATGGCTGCCAAGGGCCGGTCAACCAAGGGGCGCAAGCTCTCTTTAGATCACAGGATGAAGGTAGGCGTTGCTGGCCGTGGGCGAGTTCACAGTAATGAAACGCGAATGGCGATCGCCGCATCTGTTCGCGCTCACCATAGCCGACGGCCCACCGAAGCCGAGGCCGCAGCATGAAAACCCTCATCGACATCCTTATCGGCATTGCCTGCGGGCTGCTGATGGCCGGCCCGGCGCTGCTGGTCACGCTGTGGAAATCGGGTGCGCTATGAGCCTTACCCGTCAAGCCTTGCAGCACTTCCAGGACCGCCGGCTGGCAGCCAAGTGGGTGCTGGCGCGGCGGTATATCGAGCGGCGCGGCCTCAGCGCGTACCCGCAGATGCCGATGGCGGGAAGGGTTGTTGCGAAATGAACCGACCTATCATCACCATCCGTGCCAGCTCCTTGGGTGAGCTTTTCGACTGCCCGGCACGCTGGGCCGCAAAGCACATCGAGGGCCGATTCCTGCCCTCCTCCGGCGCGGCGCAGCTGGGCACTGCTGTGCACGCTGGCACGGCGCTGTTCGACGCAAGCCGTCTCCCCGGCGAGTCCCCGGTCACTGTGGACGATGCCGCCGGCGTGGTGGTGGATGCTATCCACAAGCCGGAGTTCGAGGTTGATTGGGCCGAGGACAAGCCGCAGGACGCTGAGCGCATTGCCCTGGCGCTGCACACCAAATACTGCAAGGAAGTGGCGCCGACCCAGGATTACGCTGCGGTGGAGATCGCATGTGAAAAGCTGGAAATCTCCGATCTCGGCATTGCTCTGACCGGCACCACGGATCGCGTGCGCAGGACTGATGATGGCTTTGGAATTTCCGACATCAAGACCGGCAAGACCGCGGTATCTGCCGACGGCACGGTCAAGACAGCCGGCCATGCTTTCCAGATGGGCGTCTACGAGCTCCTGGCCGAATTCGCCAGCGGCCTACCAATCACCTGCCCCGCGCAAATCATTGGCCTGAACACCGGGAAGACGGCCGCGGCGCAGCGCGCAGGCCTGGGCGAGATCGAGGGTACACGTGAGGTGCTGCTGGGCGACGGCGACACCCCGGGCGTGTTGGAAAACGCGTCTCGCCTGATCCATTCCGGAGCGTTCTACGGCAACCCGCGCTCCATGCTCTGCAACCCCAAGTACTGCCCAAATTTCCAAACCTGCAAGTTCCGCAAATAACTCGAAAGGACGCCATGAACGCACCCGTAAAATCCAACCTGGCCGCACTGCGCGCAGCGCCCCAACAGGCTGATCAAGTGCCGGTAACCATCGGATTCGGCAGCAGCCAATCCTTTGATTTGATCCAGCGCGTCTCCAAGATGTTCGCGTCCAGCACGCTGGTTCCCGCCGCCTATCAAGGCAACATGGCGAACTGCTGCATCGCCCTGAACATGGCCCAGCGCATGGGCGCAGACCCCATGCAGGTCATGCAGAACCTGTACATCGTGCACGGCAGCCCTTCCTGGTCCTCCAAATTCCTGATTGCTACGGTCAACACCTGCGGGCGCTTCTCTGCCCTGCGATACGAGTGGAGGGGCAAGCCGAGCGACGATGAGTACGGCTGCCGGGCATGGGCGATCGAGAAGGCCACAGGCGAGCGCCTGGATGGCATCTGGGTGGATTGGAAGATGGTCAAGGCTGAGGGCTGGAGCAAGAAAAACGGTAGCAAATGGAACACGATGCCTGACCAGATGTTTGTGTACCGCGCCGCCGCGTTCTGGCAGCGTGCTTACGCCCCCGAGCTCGGCATGGGACTGGCGACTGCGGAGGAGATGGTCGACGTCATCGACATCAACGGCGACGGCACATACAGCGTGACTACCGAGGAATTGCGTGTGACGCCGGCGCGTACCGCCGAAGTCGTCTCCCAGGATACCGGAGAGATCGTGGAAGAACCTGCGCCAGCGGCGCCCTACGACGTCATGTTCAAGCGGATCAACAGTGCGACCGACATCGACGTCCTTGACCTGGTAACCGATGAAGTCCGCTACCTGGAAAGCCAGGCCGACCAGGACAAGCTGTTTGCTCTGGCTGCGGAGCGCCGCGCCACCCTGGAGCAGCAATAGCCATGACCGGCATGCGCCTATCCACCTGGGCCGCCCTGCGATGCCGGGAGCCCGAGTTTCAGCGCTTCCTCGGCGCCCAGAGCGAGACCGAAGCCGCGCGCACCGTCCGCACGCGCTGCGCTGTCAGGTCGCGTGCCGAGCTCGACAGCGACCCGGAGGCGGCGCAGCGCTTCCACCAGGCCATCCGCATTCCCTACTCGCAATATCTCAAGGAAAAGGAACCCGCCCATGTTTGAGTTAAAAGATCACCAGGTAAAGCTTGCCTCGGTCAATCCCCGCGCAGAGATTCACGGCGAGGATCGCGTGCCGGCATGCGATCTCAAGATCGAGGCCGCATGCTCGTCCGAAGTCCTGATCTACCTGCATTCCCAGCTGCGCCAGCTGCTGTTCAAAAAGAACGACAGCCCGGACCTTGTCGACCAGGTGCAGGACAGCGAGGCACTCACCGAGCTGCGCTTCCCCAAGATGGGCCCGATCAAATGGACGTGGGAAGGCACCGGCTACACGCTCACCGTCGACTACGGCCTGGGCGACGCCAGCAACATCGTCCTGGGCGATTGCGAGGTCGACAACTTCAAGATCGATCCCATGGAAGGCGGCACCGTCAATATCTCGTTCCGCGTGATCTGCCATCCGGAGACCGCGGACGTGGGCCGGCTCTGCGAGATGATCCAGCGGGAGATCCAGATCACGCTAGCGCCACCGGAGCCGGTCAGCGTGCAAGAGCTTTTCGGCGAGTGACATATCCAACCAAATGAGGAATGACATGGAAGTTGAAAAAGACTGGATCACTGCTGCTGGATTGCGAGGCGTGGTCATCATGACGAGTATGGGGCATCGCTGCGGATATGTTGGCGTTCCTGAAAATCATCCCTTGTATGGGGTCAGATATTCGCAAAGCTCCGCATTCCTTCTTCCTTTAGATGAGGATGCATCAATTGGAAAGCGCAGTCTCCTCTCTATGCTGCTTGTGGAGCCAGATCGAATGACATCACCAGAGCTAGTATTTGACGTTCACGGCAGCGTCACATATTCAGGAAATGGAGAAGGCAAGTACCCGGTAGAAAGCAATCTTTGGTGGTTCGGATTCGACTGCGCCCATCTCGGAGATGCTTCAGAGTCCACAATCATGTGGGGCTTCGACGATGGCGTATTTCGAAGCACGAAGTACTGCATTAAGGAATGCGAGCGCCTTGCGGATCAAATCGTCAGCAGAACAATCTTATAAGAGCGAACCTACCATGCAATACCTACTCACCCTGCTCCTGCTCGCATCCTGCGGTTGCCAGCACCTCGACACGCAGATGAGCACGACGGGGACGGTTCAAACACAGGAGCAAGGGAAATGACAAAACCAATCTTCGTTGACCTGGGTGGCAGCACTGTCAGGATTGATCCACAGTACACACCAGAGTCCACCATCTGTCTAACGATCATGAGGCATCTGCTCCATAACACCAACCTCGATCTGATGCCGGCATTCCAGATACGCCTAACAGTCGATCATGCCGACGCTCTCGCGGAAGCGCTCAAGGATGGGAGGATGCTGGGATGACCATCGACACCAAACACCTGCGCGAGCTGCTGGATAAGGCGACGCCGGGGCCGTGGGCATGGAAACAGACCGGCGACTATGAGACATCCAGATGTGTCATTCTTTGGCCCGCCACGAGCAAGGGCGGTACCCACTACCGACGCCTCGATTCCATCGGCGGCATTTTGGAGTCCGATGCAGAGCTGATAGTGCAGGCAAAGCATAAACTTCCCGCCATCCTCGACGAACTCGACGCGCTGCGATCAGATATTGCCGAGGCCAAAGGCCAGATCGAGCACCTGGATAGGCAGAACAATGCGCTGCGAAATGCCCTGCAATGGTACGGCGAGAAAGCCAAGAGCATGGGCAGCGCAGCGATCCAGGGCGACAGCAAGGGCATGCTGGCGCTGATGCATGACGTCGCAGTAGATGATGGTGGGCGTGCTCGTGCTGCCCTTGCCGATAGGCCTGCGCCCGCCCAGCCATCCGGAAATTCTGGAGAGCTAGCCAACGCATGGGTGGTCGAAGCCGACCGGCTGGTATCTGAGTTTGTGCGGGCGGAAATAGGGAGCGATACCGCAACTCGGCAAGAGGCCGCAAAGGCCATGCGTAAGCATCTACTGTCACATCCTGCCGCCCATGCCCAACCGCCCGTCGAACTCACCGAGCTCGAACAACACGCGGACGAAGAAGCGGAGGCGGCGCGGGTGGCGATGCTTGGGGAAGGTGCTGTCGTGGATCCAAACGTATATCCCGGAGAAGCCGTATTCGGTTTTGCTGCTTGGCTCACCACGCTCGAAAATCCCGTGACGTTCAGCTGTCGGCACGGTGCCGCTATTGGTGCTGAACTGGCTATCGCTTATAACAAGAGCCAGGGATTTGAGGCATTCCGTGAGGACTACCACGCGCGGCTCAAGCCGTATCCAGCACAGCCGCGGGAGGGATCATGACCTGTTACGCCGGATTCACAGAAAACGGAGACAAGTTCTTCATTTGCGGTGACCTTGGCCCGCACTGTGCCGACCATCGCTGCATGGACGTTGGCACGAATCTCTGTGACTACCCCATCGGCGAGAGCAAAACATGCGACATGCCGATATGCGACTCACACGCCTTCGAGGTAGCGCCCAACATCCATTACTGCCCTGGGCACGCGCTCATGTGGCGAAAATTTGTTGATGCCGGTGGCGTTGAAAAGAATCTCAAAAATGTGGTTCCGTTTGTGGAAAAGGACAGTAAATGAACCCTTACATGGTTATGTTGGCATTCGTGGGAATACTTGGAATTGTTCCTTGCGTGCTCGCTTTGATAGACGGCGGACCTCGTATTAAAAAAATAGCACTATGGACAATGGGCATCATCTTCGCACTTTTCGTCTCCCCTGCGCTGATCACGCTGTGGATTCGTGCGATCTTTGGTTGAGGAGATAGATCATGACCGACCGTGAAATGCTTGAGCTGGCGGCGAAGGCCGCGGGGATTGAACGTGGAGAGGAAAGACTCGACTCCGGGATATCGCTAACTGAGCAAGATGGAAGACATCGCTCTCTGCCGCGCTGGAACCCGCTCGATGACGATGGTGATGCATTGCGGCTAGCTATTGCATGCGACCTTACCGTGTGTACAGATGGGTTCGGGACCGTATCGGCAGGAGAGGCATTTAATCCAAAGTATGGGGTGCATGTAGCCCAAGAAATTCGAGATTGCGCTGACAAATTTGCTGCCGTGCGCCGCGCCATCGTTCGCGCGGCGGCAGAGATCGGTAAGAGGACTGCGGCATGACCCCACAAGACAAAGTCCTGGTGAGCGCCGCCGAAGCGGCGGCCATGCTATCCATCGGCCGCTCGACGTTCTTCCAGAAGGTAGCAGACGGCGTGCTTCCCCAGCCGGTACGCTTCGGCGGCATCACGCGCTGGCGTGTCGATGATCTGCGCGCTGTTGGTCAAGCCAATCCCCCCACCACGTCATCAGGGCGCGCCGCTGATCCAGGTACTGCGCCCGGTTGTACGCGGCCCTGACGGCGTCCGTCTCCTTGTGCGCCAGCTGCCGCTCGATGACATCATGGGGGAACCCGGAGAGCTCATTCAGCACGGTCGACGCCAGGGACCGGAAGCCGTGCGCGGTCATTCTCCCGCGGTAGCCCAGGCGGTACAGTGCGAACAGGAATGTGTTCTCCGACAGCGGCCGGCCGCGCTTGATCGTCGAACTCAGCACCAGCTCCCCTTCCCCGGTCAACAATTCCAGCTGCGCCAGGATGGCCTGCGCCTGGCGCGATAGCGGAACAACGTGCGGGATCCGCAGCTTCATGCGCTCCGCAGGGATCACCCAGACCGCCCCGCCCTCCCGCAATTCATCCCACCGCATCCCGCGCAGCTCCCCGACCCGCACAAAGGTATGCGCCAGCAATAGCAGGCCCAGCCTGGTCACCGGATCGTCGTAGTCATCGATGAGCGCGAGCAGCTGGCCGGTTTCCTCCGGCGGAATGCATGCCATCGGCTTCCTGACCTTGCGTGGCTGCAGCACCCGCACCAGACCCGAGGCGCCATGGCTTTCCAGTATCCCCATGTCCTGGGCATAGTCGAACACCGCCGTAATCCGGCCGGCGACGCGGTGCGCAGTCTCCACCCGGCCGCCCTGCTGAGTTTGCATCACCACGTCGGCCAGCTGCGTGCGCTTGATCTGATCGATTGGGATTTTCCCGATGGCGGGATAGACGAAGCGCTCCAGCGTGTTTTCGAGCTGCACGCGGTGCTTGTGATTGGAGAGAGAGGGTTGCTTGACCACCAGCCACTGGCGGGCGACGGTGTGGAAGTCCGGCGCCACCGGCGCTGCGCGCTGTTCGGTGGCCTGGGCCTTCGCCGCGGCGTGCGCCGCGCGCGCCTGCGCCAGGGTCATGCCCGGCAATCTTCCGTACGTCCTGGTGCGCTGGCGTCCGGCCTGCATGAAATTGGCGCGCCATGACTTCAATCCGCTGGGCGCAACGTACAGGTACAGGCCGCCGGCGTCGCCGAGCTTGTAGGGCTTATCCTTGGGCTTTGCGCCCTCGACCTGCTTGACTGTGAGTGCCATGGTATCGATCTCCCTGGTGCCACAGGCGATACCATGATTGTCGGCTGGCTTGAGCGGTATCGTCCTGGACTCTGGTGGACGACTATAGACTCAAAGCCTAATGAAATCAAAGGGAAGATAGACTGTGCGGGACTCTGCCGGACTCGCATGGACTGAAATTGGCGGAAGCGGTGGGACTGTTTAGTGTAGAAAAAACAATATATTACAAGTTTGATACCATCCGAAACACCATTAATCGAACAGCCCGGCAGACCCGCGCCGGCTATCTCAGCTGAGAGAATCCTAATCTCGCGGCGACTGCAAAACCCAGCACTGCGCGAAGTGCGTGATGGTCTCGCCGTCGGTATGGATCTCATATCCTTGGAGCATCATCTGTTGATGGGTCATCCTGACAAGCACAGGCTCAAATAGCGGTTGGGTGACGCTTGGGTGCAAAGTAGGTCGGGACATGTCAAGCAGCTGCGCCTTCTTTGTCGGTGTGGCGTCCTGGCTTCTGGACCAACTTTTTATCACCAGACTTCCTATAAAGCTCGGAGCGACAGCAAGCTCCTCGACGCTGAGCGCGACACCATTCCGATACAGCTTTTTCATGATGAAGAGCATGGGGAAAGTATAGCGCGCTTCCCCGGACGCGCGGTTTACCCCGGCCAGGCCTCGACAACTTGCCGATGGCGCGCCGCACAATCACCGAGCGCACCCAGGACAGGCCCCATCACCCATTCTAGCCAGACGTCATAATCCGCGAGCGCCGGCGCATCCGGCACCAGGCACGGCGCGGCAAGCGCGCTATCGAGCGGCGGCGGCCTGCTTGGCAGCATCAACGGCGGCGCCGAGGAGGCGCACGCGCTCAGAATCAGGGGCGCAATCAGCGGGCAAAGGCTTCGCACTTGTCAGTTCCTTGGTGATCTTGTTGAGGCTGGCGGTGAGCGTGTCGCGCGCGCCGGCATAGGAGGCGGCAGAAGCCGCTATCTTGCGCGCTGCTGCCTCGATATCATCCAGCACCTTTTGCGCGCCCTGGGCGGCGGATTCTGCCCTTCCCTGGCGCAATTCGGCGATCTGAGCCGCGGCGCGCCACCCGTTGATGGCCCAGCCGGCGGCGAAGGCCAGGGCCAGCAGGCCGGCAGCGATCGATGCGCGCGCCGCCGGCGTCAACAACCAGGCCGGCATCATTCCAAAGCCTTGACCGCGGCGTCGGCGGAATACCAGCTCGAGGACCAATGCCCAGGCCATGGCTGGCCTGGCCGCCACGCTTCGATGTACTGCGCCCAGCCGTCGGCTACAGTGGTCGGCAGCGCGTCGGGAAGCGTGTAGACCAGCAGGCGCGCCGCCGCCGCGGCGACGATGTCCTGGTAGTGGATCGCTTCCCACAATGCAGCCGAGCTCGTGCCGATGGTGTAGCGGTCACAGATCCACAGCATCCGCTCCTTCGAGGCCCGATGGGTCAGCACGCCATGACAGCCACCGCCCCGCTCGAACTGCCACCAGCCGCGGGCCGGGCCGACTTCCCCTTTGCCGGAGATCACTTGCCGGCGGTTTTGCAGCCCGGATTCCTGCAGCGCGATCGCCAGCATCAGCCGGCGCGCGGCGGTGGTGTCCGGGATCCCCAGCAGCTTGAGTTCGTCGAGGGCCGGGAGGATCGCGGTTTTCAAAAGCCGGGAGGCGTCCATCACATCAGCTCTTTCACTTCCCTGGCGATCTGGGCAAGGTCGGCGTCGCGACGGCGCTCGGCCCAGATGAAGAATGCCCGCACGATGGTCCAGCCGGGCAGGCCACAGGCGAACATGAGGCCGCCGAGGGAGACCAGCCCGATGTAGGAATCCGCCCAGCCCTGCAGGCCCAGGTGCATCACGACATAGGAGCCGCCGCCGACCGAGCCCATCACGGTGCAGACCAATGCCACGACCCATTCGCCGGCCGTTTTGGGGCGCAGCATGATCATGACTACGACCGCAGCCAGGCCGGACGATATAGCGCCGGCGCCAGCCAGGCCACCGATGGCTTTCCAGCCGGCAGCGCCAGCCGCGACGCTTGAGGAATTCGGGTCCATTATTGGATGATCTCGTAGTGAAATTGCTCGGTGCCATCCGCTGAGGTGCCATTAGCGACGTTGATGACAAAGTTGCCCCCGCTCGGGCCAGCGTAGCATCGCCCTTTATTGACAAGCATGATGCCCGCGAGACTATTTTTCTCTTGAAGCATAATCCGCGCGTTAGGCGCGACGCCGCCGTGCGTGACAGTTGTGGATACTGCGGCTGCAAGAGTGACGTCCCCTACCAGGGGCATGTTGTTGTATTGATTACCACGGCCATAGCAGTTGGAATTTGTAATTCCTAAAATTCCGATGTTTGCGCCATCATGCACACGGTTGTTCAGCACAGCGATCGACGTCGAGTCTTGCAAGTCAACGCCATAGGTACCCGGTGATATCAGCGTGTTACTTTCGATGCTGATGCGTGCGCTACCAGAGATCAGAATTCCGACATTGGCACTGCTCTTGTGGACGTTGCCCTGGATGCGAGAATCGGCAACGCGCTGCACGACAATTGCGTTCCAACCACCATTTATGGTGTTATTCGAAATGATCAGGTTGTCGATGCTGTACGGGGATACCGCGATCACACGAATTAGCCCCTCCCCCGCTGTCTGAGCAAAATTCGATACGATGTTTCCCGACACATCAATGCCCGTCGACCCCGCCCCATTTGCAGCAATCCGAATGCCGTCAGTCCTTACCCCCGACGATGCGCCAACGATGACATTGTTGCTCACCTTCGTGCCCGAAAATCCACCTGTATAGTCCGGATCGCTGCGCCCAATATTCACGCCGATCTGGCGACATCCGATGAACGTATTGCTGGAGACCTCGTTATAGACGCCGTCGAAAATCTGCGTTCCGCCATTCACATTCACTGCATGATTCCCGACTAGCTTGTTATAGGAGCCGTAGAATCGGAATGCGTCCGTAATAGTGGAATCGTTGACCACGTTCCCTATAACGCGGTTATACGATCCGAAGAGATAGGATAGTTTCTCGTGTACACCATCAGCGGTATTACCAGAGATCAGGCAATAATCAGTGCCCTCCCCGAAGATACAATTGATGAGTTTCCCACCGGAGGCACTTGTACCAAAATGATTCTGACTTACGATATGGTGGCCCCCCAGGTACATACGCACACCGAAATAGGCCGTGTGCTCTTCAGTGTAGCTGACTGGTCCTCCCACGAATCGATTGTCACTGATATTGGCCTGCTTGCAGCCAACCAGTGATACGCCTATTTTCGGCGGGGTGTCGATCGTTAGCCCTTGCATGGTGAACCGGTCACCGGTCACATAGATCAAGCCGGGCATCGTCGCGATTGTGCCGGCATTTGTGTCATCGACTGTACCGTCACCAGCAATCGTCCCGGCGCCTGTAATCGATACGCCATCTGCCTGCACATCGAACATGTACGGAGGGTTAGCTTGCATCACGCCGTAGTTGCTGGCGATGATGCCCTCAATCTGAATGTGCACTGAGCGCGTGATTTTCACCGCTCCGGACAAACCTTGGCTGGTGTCGATGACGACAGGCAACCCATCGTCGCTATTTGGTATCACCAGTTTGCAGCCCGCTGGCACTGCGTCTACAGCGCGCTGCAGAGTGGCTTTGTTCACCATCGGATCAGCGCCATTGGAGAACACACCGAAGTCAGTCACGCTCACACGCTCGCGGGTTTTGGTCAGCAGGGTCCGGCTGACAGATCCCAGGAAGCGCTGAACAAATCCAACAACCCCGCCGCCGTCCGGCTGGGACAGTTCAAGCGCCAATTCTGTCGCTGAACCGGTGGCAGGCAGGGTCATGACCGGGTTGCCGTTTTCGTCGAACGACAGCAGCTTGCCGGCTCGATCCGCAGCGCTTACCAGCGGCGGTATCGGCTGTTCGTTGCGCGGGATTTGGAGAACCCTGCCGTTCACGCCCGGAGAGATGCCGAGCGCGGCATCAAACTGCTGCAAAGCCATCCACAGCCGGTCAAAATCCGGGTTAACCACTCTCGACAGGAAATCCCCGTTTTGCTGATAGTCGGTGCTCCGCTCCAAGGGAATGATCCGTTCCAGCATTACCTGTTGGCCCGCCGCCGGCGCGGCGGAAAATGTCACGACGCCGCCCGATGGGTTCCCTACTCCGGTCACCGTATAGCCCGAATGGATCACGGAGCCGGCAACCGTCACCACCATATCCGCGGCGCGGTGAATCTGGCATGCATAGGGGAATTCGACGGTCGAGCCGTTGCCGACATATGCGAACCGGGTTTCTTGAATTGAGACAGTCACGGGCGGCAACCTCGGGCGATGGGCGCCACCAGGTGGCGCTCAGGTTTCCAGCGTCACCTCGTGGACGCCGGTTGATTGGCGCCAATCTTGCCATGGTGCTGCGGTCGAAATCTCGACTATTTGGTTGATGCGAACAGGGGCATTTCCTACTGCGCCGGCGCCGCTATCGAGGTAATCGTCGGGCTGCTCGCGCACCTTGGGATTCCAATCCTTCATCTGATCCCATAGCGGGCCGTCCAGGACATCGACGTGCGCCCAAAGCACGCCGGACTTGATGGGCGGCTCCAGCGCACCCAGGATGCGATCGTTTTTGTTGGAGTTCTGGACAATCTCGGTCACCCCGCAGCGTAGGCCCCGCTGCTTGAGCGCGCGCAACAGCAGCTTGCCAACGAAGCTCCCTACGCTGTTCACTTCCACGTAGACGTGCAGGATATTGCAGCGCTGGATGATGTCGCAGGCCTGCAGCACCTGCCCGCCGATGATCTGGGTATTGCGAGTGTCTGAGAACTCGGCGAACTCCCCGGTCAGCCCTTCGCAAACATGCCAGTAATGGTTGCCCAGGTTGTCGTCATACACCACGGAAAAGGCCGAGGCATCGCCGCCGGCCTTGCCGAGTGATGGATCCCAGTAGGCCCGGCCGGAAACGATCTGCACCTCTCCCAGCATCATGCGCACGGAGCGGTTGGCACGATCAAGCGTGGGCTGCACGCTGTAGGCATTGATTTTCTCGGGATCCAGGCGGCATTCGTTAATCGGCTTGGCCTCGAGCATGTACTGGCTGTCCCAGTAATTCAGGGTGCGCGTCTTGCGGCGGCGCTTGATGATGTCCTCCCGCGTGAAGCGCTCCGGCCAGGCGCAGTGCGCGTAGATATCCAACACCACGCCGGGCGGCTTGGCAAAAACGATTTCGCCGCCCTCGACCTGGTAATCGGCACCCTCCTCCAGCATGCGGGCAAACTTGTGGATCCCGGTGATGACGTACAGGCCGTCTTCACCAGGTACGAACGGGATCGCGTAGCGCGTGCGCGTGCTGGTGTCCTCGTAGCGGACGCTGGACTCGAATAGCGGGATCTTCAGCAACGCGGCGCCGGCGGCAACCTGCTCCGGATAAATCGAATCATGGGTGTGCGGCGTGCCGATGTAGGTTTCGCGGCCACCGGGCACAAGAATAAAGGTCGATTCCTGGATCTTGTTGCGCAGGTTCTCGCGCGCCTCGGGCGTGCGGATGTTCTTCGGCACCTCGACGTCGTCGTAATCAATATCGCGCGCGCGGGCGCTGGTGACGTTCTGATTGACGCCGGTGGCCGTCATGCTGGCATTGCGCGCATCGGTCGCGCCCGCGACCCAGAACATTTGCGCGCCCGGCTTGGTCGGCAGCATGCCGCCACACAGCGGGTGCCGGCGCAGCACGTTGATGGTGTCACGCGTCAGCTTGGTGGCAAGCGGGCCGTCAGCAGCCCAGATCAGCGATACCCATGTGCGATCTCGGTAGAGCTGCCACGCCTTGTAGACCGCGTAAATCGTCGACTTGGCGGCGCCGCGGAAGATCATCAGCACGCGTACAGGGTCGTCGCAGGTTTCCAGCCAATGGCAGATGCGGATATGCAGGAGCGGAACTATCCACCCCTGCACCTTCGCCCACATCAGGAAAAAGGCGAGAAACGATACTCTAGGCTTTCCCATGCACGCGCTTGTCGAACGCCGCCTTTGCCGTTCCCTGCTGAATCTGGCTCAGCAGCTTGGCGGCTTCTCGCTCTGCGGCCTGGATCTCGGCGTCCAGGCTGTCCAACTCGGGATTGCCCTCAGGAACAGCAACGCCACCGCTCTCGCCGGCGCTGCTGCGCTGCTGAATCAAGCCGATCAGGTTCGTGGTTTTCATGACCACGGTCAGGGTGGCCGCTGCGTTCTTCTTCATCCAGTAGCGGTCCCCGCGGGTTTGTTGATCCCAGCTGCTCGCCTCGATGCCATGGCCCGGCCATTTATCCGGATCCGCCTCACCCAGAAAGACATCGGTCAGCTTTTCGGTCAGCGCCTGCAGCTTCTCGAATTGGTCCTGTCGCATTATCTTCCCCCTATCGCAGTAAAGTCCGGTGCCCGTTCCGGCGCCCCCGTCCCAGGCTTCCACCAGTAGTCTTGCCCCCATTCCGTCCGGGCGCGGCGCTGCATCCTGCTCAGGTACCCCGGGGATAGATTTTCCTGCAAAGCATGCAGCCCAGCATGATCGAATGCTGCCTTGGCATACCAAATGTTGACGTAGGGCGTATGGCTGCGCGCCGTGCGCAGCGCCTCGGCGCCTATGTGCGTGTCTTTGCCGGCCATCGCCTGGTAAATGTTCTCCACTCCAAGCTTGTACCCGACATCGAACACGCTGCCAACCGTCGGCCCGGCCAGGTTTTTGATAGCGTTGGCTGTGGCGTCGCCGTAGTTGTCGGTTGGATCAGACAGCAGGAAATCCCCCACAAATCCAGCGCCGCCACCCTGCGCCATGGCGCGGAACCAGAACTTCGGCGTAGTCATGTCGGCGGGGTCCTTGCCCTGCACGATCTGCTTGTTCTGGTAGGCGATCGCGCCCAGCGCAGTTAGCGACGTCATCAGCGCGGCGCCGTACATCAGGCGGTTGGCCATGGCCGGGGCGCCATCCAGCCCCTGCGGCGCATCGAGCATCCGGCGCCAGTGCCGCGAAATCATGGCAATCGGAAACGATTTGAATTGCATGGCGCTGCGGGCAAGCTCCCCCCGTGCAGTCCCGGCAGCCAGGCCGCCGCCGCTGGACAAGGCGCGAGTCGCCAGATCAGGATTGATGACTGCATATTCCGATTCGTCGGTGATCAGGCCCAGCACCTTGGCGACGACTTCATTCGCCCGGGCATCGCCGCTGGCGCGAATTGCTTCCGGGGTCAGGAAATCAGCGCCCTGGAAGCTTGTGAGCTGGGCTTGCGTGACCACATCCCAATCCGCCTCGGTCAGGCCCTTGCGCGTCAAGTGGGAGCGGTCCCACTCCGGCAAATCCGCCCACTTCGTCTTCGACATCCTGGCCAGGCCATTCATCATGGTCATGGAAAACGCCCGGCGCAGGTTATCCGTCCAAGCGTTCATCAGGGACAGCTTCATGGTGCTGTTCGCAAGGCGCCCAGACCAAGTGTTTTTGATGTTGTCGCCGCTCCACCGGTTCAGGTTCGATATCATCGAATCCGCGATGATCCCGTGCATCGTCAGGAAGTCGCGCGTCTCCCCGTCGAACTGCTTGCCGATATTCTTCAGCGCCTCCCAGTAGGACAGCTTGTTGTAGCCGGTGGTGACAAAGTAGCTCCCCAGGTCCGTCAGGCTGGACAGCGTTGCGCCGCCCAGCTTGCCAGCCACTTGGATATTCCGGATATCCTGGCCGATCTGAGCCAGATTACCGTTTTCAGAAGCGGAGGTCTTGCCGCTGACAACGTTCCAATATGCCTCCGGCTTCATGCCGAATGAGCGCTTCAGCCCCAAATCGGCGATCTTGGCTTGATCGAACTGCAGGCGCATCTGGTTCTCGGGGTTGGGGCCGTACCGCTCCACAAGACCGATATCGCGCGACAGGCCGCCGATGTGGCCCGACATGGCGTCGTACATGCTGCCGCCACCATACTTGCTCATGTAGCCCAGGTACGATTCTGCATCCTTGAAATGGATTTGCCGGGACTCGCTGCCGGCATTTGCGCGCGCGCCGGTGCCCGCATACTGCCCGGGCTGTAGCTTGTTCAGGCCTCCCGTGGAGATGGTTTCCCATGCGTTTTCCAGCAGCGGGATCACCTGAGCGTCCGTCATCAGCGTGCCATCCTCCTGGAGGTAACGGCTGCGGTCGAGCAGCGGCAGGACATCGCCCACCCAGGCATTGCGGGCTTCCGGCGTCGCATTTCCCCGCACCCTGCCCCGCTCATGCGGCTGCGGCAGGTAGCCATAATCCAGCTTACCCACGTCACCGCCGGCGGCGTTGAATCGCTGGCGCATCTGCTCGATGGAATCCAGCCAGGCGCGCGCTGCGCGCTGCGCAACCTTGTTGCCGGTCCGGCCGGCGCCGTTCTCGAAGATTTCCGCCGCCAGGTCCCGGGTCATCTGCGGGTTCTCGGCGTCAAATACCGCCATGAGCGCACGCCGACCGAGACCTGCCCCTTGGCGACTCTCCACGGCCTCCATCAATTCCATGAGATTGGCCATGTTCTCGCGCTTGACGCCTTCGATATAGTGGGAGGTCAGCTCCATTTCCCGCACCAAAGCCTTGCTCCTGCCGGTGGCATAGGACGCCATCAAGTCCCCGACCCGGGTATCCATCGATGCGGTTTTGAGAATCTGCAGCTGGGCGCGCTGCACCTTCAATGCTGCCTCGGCCTCGATGTCGGCCATGGCCTGCTGGGCCGCCTCGATGACGCGCTGGTCGGATGACTTGGCGCGCCAGGCGCTGGGGTCTTGCCGGGCCAGCTGGCGCATGGTGCTGCTGATCTTGTCCTCGATCTTCTTGATTTCTGCGTTGGTCAGCATCCGGCCGGCGGCTTGCTGTACGGCATCGATACAGTTCTTGTGCATGGTTACCTCGTTATCCGTTGCGCAGGAAACACTCTGCGGCGACTTTCAACAGTGGGGCGTCCTTGACCTCGGCATCGGCTTCCGCCTTCACGGCTTCCAGGGCATCGGCCAGGCGCATGGGCTGATCCATCCCCTCGAGCTGCACCATCATGTCGGGCGACAGGCGGGATATTTCGGCGGTCTGGGCGTCGAGAACGTCGGAGATTCCAATTTCCCCGCGTTTTGCTATACTGGCGTCAACCAGCTTGTCCCGACCTGGTTGGTGCAAAAAGCCATCCAGCGTATCCCCGGCGTGAGTGTCCATCCACTTGCCGGGGGATTCGGGCCCCAAGTTGGTTTTTTCTTTGGAAATCGGCGCATCATGCCCGGGCTTTCCTGGGTCTTGGACGTAGGCGCTGACGACCTGCCTGACGTCGCTCCCCTCCACCTTGTTTTCCGCGAACACCACCGTGCGCGCTTTGCCGTCCGGCCCAGGCAACGAAACGCGCCATTCCCGCCCGCGGCTGCCGTCCGGCGCTGCCTGCCGGGTCGGCTCAAAATTCCGGATCACGCTCGGGAAGGCCATCAAGTCTTCCCTGCCGATTTGCAGTTCCGGCGCCTTGGATGACTCTTCCCCGTGGCGCCAGATGAATTTCACCAGCCCGTAACCCTGGCCTTTCACCTCGATGTCACCAATACCCCGCCAGCCGCCACGGCTGATCGCCACGGCATCTATATCCTCGGGACGGATCATCACCATGGGGTCGAAGCGGTCACCCTCGGGCAGCGCGCGCACCAGGTCGTAGGCCCGGCCGATGTTGATGCGCTCGACGTCGATCATGCTCGACACATCCACACGCTCGCCGGCCGCCAGCTGGTCGCTGGCACGCATCACCGCATCCACGTGGCGCGATGCCCCCACAATGTCCTGGGCGGCGTACAGGTTGGTCGAGTCCATGGCCTGCCTGGCCAGGTGAACGCGCGCAGCCGCGACGGCCTCCGGATCGGATGCTGCAGCCCGACCCGCTTCCTCCCCCTGGCGCGCAGCGATATATTCGTCGGTGCGCCGCAGGTAGCGCTGGGTTTCCCCAGCCGGCGGCGCCTCGCCGCGCTGGACAGCGCGCCCAGCCCTGCCGCCGCCGTTGTAATGGGCGATCGCGGCGCGCACGTTGCCGTCGTATTGGGCGATCAGGTCTTTCATGAACCGGGCGCTGGCATCGATATTCGCCAGCGGGTCGCGCACATCGGTGCCGCGCCCATACGCTGCCCAGGTTTCGTCCATGAACTGCATGATCCCCTTGGCGCCGACCGGGGACGTTGCTGCGCTGCTGGGAGACTTCTCCCCGGCGTTCTTGATCGCCAACAGGGCCTCGGGTGGGATTCCTTCGCGCTGGGCAGCCGTCACGGCGTAGGCGTCCAGCCGTGGGTCGTTGTATCGCAGGGCCTGGCGCTCGTTGGCGCCCATGGCGGCCAGTTCCCGCTCGGCGGCCGGATCGCCCGGCCCGCGCCCGGCCTGGGCTTGCTGGCGCGCACGTACGCCACGCAAGGCATAGGCACCGAACCCCACAGGAACCAGCGTCGATACGGCCAGGCCGACGGGGTCGAACGGGTCATACTGGTCTGCGATCTTGTTGTATCCAGCGTTTTCAAGGATGGATTTGCTGGCGGCCTGCTGGGCGATGAATCCTCCTGGACCGCCGGCGGCGACATAGCCAATAGTTTGGCGAGTAGTTCGACCAGAAACCGGCAACCGCACAGCGACAGCGGACGAAATGCCGGTTGCGACGCCGACTTTAGTCCGGGTCTGGATATCCACCCCTTCAGCCTTCAGGCGGTCGGCCTCCGTCATCCCCTCGTCGACGCCCATCATGAGCGCGCCACCAGCCGGGCCCATAAGCAGCGAGTACCCCACCGCCTTACCACCAAACCGCCCAAGGCCGAACAAGAGCTGTTCAGCCATGTTGCTGGTGGCTGGATCCGGAGCGAAGCTGCGCGCCTTGACACGCAAGCCCGTACCGAGCTCGGTACTGAACGCCTCGCCAGACAAGATTCTGCTTTGAGCATCCCGGCGCGCTTGATCGGGCACATCCCCCGATGTCAGATCAGCCAGCATGGAGACACCTTGCGGAACCTCGCTTGCGAGATTCAAAGCACCAAAGGTTCCCCCGAGATCCGCCATGCTGGCGGGAACCTCAAGGCCCAGGCCAACGCCTGCACCCTTGAACGGCGCCGCGGCAACACCGCCCGCCGCACTCCAAAATCCACGGGACGGTGCCCGCTCCGGCAGGGGCCTTGCGACCCGATCATCCAGGGTCTGGTCAATTTCCGACTGGAACATTGCGTCGATCATCAGCGCACCTCGATTGTGATCCGTTTCCCCTGCTGGTTGAGCACCAGCCCCGATCCCGCGCTCACGTTGTAGCGGCCCGGACCGGCGTGCACCAGGGATGCCTCCGGCAAGCTTTTCACGAACTCATCCAACGGCACCTGGGTCTGCCCGACGTAGACCATGCCATTGGACGCCTGGCTGGCAAGATCGGCCGGCTGGATGGACTCGATGCGCTTCTCGAACGTCCGCTCCTCCATTCCTGGAGGGAGCGGCAATTTCTTGCCGTTGGGCTGCTCGATGATCCGGCCGGCGGCCATGCGCACTGCGCGCGCGATATCCTCGCCGCCACCCTCCGCGGAAAACCCCGCCTGGATGTAGTAGGCGGCATCGATCATGCGCGCGCGTACCTCTTGGTTGAGGAAGGCGTCACCGATTTCCTGGGCGATCTGCGCCCGCCAGCCGGTTTCCTGCCGGCTGTCGATGGCGATGGCTTTGTCCCGGATGGCACGCTCTCCCCGCAATACCAGTTCGCTGGTATGGCGCCCTATCGTGGTCTTGCTGTTGGCGAACATCATCGCGGTCCCGAGAACCTTGTCCTTGGAATCGAATTGGTGCGCCAGATCGGCGATGCGGTCGGCATCCTTCACCAGGTCGCCGATACCGGCCAGGGCCGTGGATTGCTGGTCCGGCGGCAGCGCCTTGATCATCCGCCCGATTGTTTCGGCCTCCTGCGGCTGCAGTGGGGAGATTTTTCTGTCCGCGGCGACTTCCACCTGGTCGATTTGCTTCATGCGCTGGGCGATGATTTTCTGCGCGTCCTGCACGCTGCCCAGGTTGATGACGGGCGCGGCCTCGATGACGGCGCGCTCCTGGGCGGCCTGCCAGGGGTTTTCCTTGTACGCCTTGTCGCCGCCATCGTGAATTCTCTGCATGTACTCGATCAGCTTTTCCTGGTCCGGGCTGGTGCCGGTGCCGGGTGTCGACCCAGGGCGGCGCATCTGCTCGATGACGGCCTGCTGCTTGGATAACGGCATCGACGCGAAGCCCGCCACCTCGGCTTGTGATTTCACCAGCTCCTGGACGGCGGGCGCCGCGCTGGTGCCGGCGGTGATGTCGGCCAGCCCGGACAGGTATTCGGTAGAGAGATAGCGGCCGTTGAGCATCAGATCCCGCGCGCCCTCGTAGGCGGTTCGGCCAGCCTTTTCCCGGGCTTCCTGCTCACGGTTGGCTTTTTCGGCTTCCCTGGCGTTGGATGCCAGGATGCCGTTTTCAAACGCATACGCCTTGGTGATCAGCGCGGTACGGCGAGCGGGGTCGATCGCTTCGCCCTCATCGCCCTCGATGCGCTTGCGCGCCGCGCGTACCAGCTCGATGTCCCCGGTTTGCGCGGCGCCTTCCAGGGTGGCATTGGCAAAATTGAAGGTCGCCCCTTCCTTGAATTTCTGCTTGGCCTCGGCAATCCGGGTCGGATCCCATCCTGCCGCCGGGCCGACCATGTCAGCGACGGTGTCCCACTGGCCGATGGCGGCCGGTAGGTCTCGCATGGCGGCGCGCTGCAGCTGCTCGCTCATCGTCACCAGAGATGCGCCGGTGTCCTGCTGCGATCGGCGGATTGCCTGGCCGTTCAGGCTGCGCTCCAATGCCCCATAGCTGCGCACCAGTTGCGCCTCGATCACCTGCCGCTGCTCGCTCGTCAGGCCTTTTGTCCGCTCGGCCACCAGGGCCTGGCGCTTCTCGGCAAATTCGGGCAACGCGCGATCCGACGATAGCCGGCCGTCCTGCAGCTGCAGCGCCATGTCGTCGTGCAGGCTGTGCATGTCGTTGGTCGTGGTGGCGAGCACCACCGCGGCGTCGGCGTTCCGCTTCTGCTCCTCGGCCCGGCGCAGTTCCATGGAAGCGCCGAACAGTGTGTCCCCCGCCCCGGCAATGGCCCGGCCGATTCCATCCGATTGCGGCACCCTGACTTGCTGCTCGGGCTGCGCGACCACATTCCCAAATCCCCCCAATGGAATCTTCATGGCTACCTCTTAATGCGAACGTACTTGTCCAGGGACGATGCGCCGGCGGACAACAGGCTTCCCGTCAAAGCGGCACTTCCCTGGCTGCGCAGGATGCCGGCCTCGGCCTCGGCTGTTTGCTGGCGGCGCTGCCCGGTCAGCAGCGTGCTGTAGGCATCGCTCTCGGAATCCCGCATGATTTGCTCGTTGATCCGCACCGGTGTCCCCTCCCCGGTCGCCACCCCCGACGCCGCTAGGGCCGCGTTGGCGGCGCCGGCCTGCGCCCGGGCAGCTTTGCGGATTTTCTCAGCCTGCGCCACCGCGGCGTCGCGCTGCTGCTCACCCTCGCGCCTGGCCAGTTCGGCGTTGGCTTTGGCCGTTTGGTTTTGCTGGATGCCGGAATACACGGTGCCAACCGCTGACGTCGCCATCCCGATCAATGCCACTTCCAAGCCTGTACACATGTTTACACCTCAAAAAGTCGCCCGAACTCATGCAGGCCGATTGATTGATACAGGCGCGCCGTCTGCTCGACGTGCACCCCCGTGGATATCCCCAGGACGATCTGCTTGGCGCCACGCCACTTCGCCCAATCGACGAACATCTGCACCATGCGCGCCGCCGCCAGGCTCCCGCGCTTGTCAGGCCGCACGAATAGCGCCATGTCCTGCGCCACCAGGTCGGCGGAAAACCAGTGCGGCATCACGAATCCCGCAAACCCGGCGACCAGCTCGCCGGCGCGCTCGTCGACTACCAGGAAATAACGCTCGTCATCCACCATCGATGCGATGGTGCCCCGTACCTTGGGAACATCGAACGACAGCTGGCTGAATCTCGGGGATTCCTGGTGCATCACGCGGCCCAAATCCACCATGGGTTCCACATCCTCAAGCGTCGCTTTGCGTATTGCCATGGCTCCTCCTAGCTGTTGACGGTCAGCTTGCGCACCACCGACAGCAGATGAAAGGGGTTGGGTTCATCCTGGGCGATCGTGATTTCGGCGTCGCCCCTGGACCATTCGGTCAGGCCGGCGCGCTTCATTCCGGAAAGCGCGGCAGGCGGGACGTCCAGAAGATCTGACCCGAATTCACGGAACGAGATGACGTCACCGTTCAGCTTCGCGCCGATCGTGTCCATGAACAGCAGGGAGACCTCGTGCACGCGCTGGGCATTACCCTGGGCGCTACCCTCGCCGTATTGCAGTTCGGGCCGTAACAGCGTCACCTCGACGGTATAGGGCAAGCCGATCTGGACCGCGTGCGCCGCCCGAGGCAGCACGATCTGACCACCGGTCACCTCGAACGTCCCCACGAACACGTCATCGGCGCGCGCGGCGACCGTCAATCCCTCCAAATGATCCAGGCCGGACCAGGTATCCGTGCCCGGCACCGAGGCGCCCAGAATGGTGGAATCCGCATAAATTTCCGGTTGGAAACGCTCGACATAGCGCCGGGTCTGGCCGCCGGCCGTGCGCTTGACGATGGCCCATACCTCGTCGCCGTCAGCGTTCGGGATCGATGCCACGGACTCATACTCGCCGGCGGTGCCCTGGGGCGTCCAGGCAATCACGCTCTCATCCCGATCGATGGTCATGGTCGCCAGCATGCCGTCGCTGCGCACGCACCACAGGATGGAGCGCGGCTCCTGCTGGTAGCACATGTCCACGATGCCGGCCTGGGTCAGGTGGTCCGCCAGCACGGTCAAATCCGGGGCGCTGTAGGTGTCGGCGCCGATCCGGTACGCCATGGCCCGGAGTTTTTTGCCGGCGCGCTGCACGAACAGCACCTCATTCCCAACGCGGCACGGCTTGACCGTTCCGGACCCGTAGACCGATGGGCTCTTGGCCTGCACGTTGGTGGGCGACAGCGGCTTCTCCACCCCGCCCTCCATGGTGTACTCGCCGCCGTAGGTGAACGGGATCAGCGCCTTGGCCGACGCCATGCGCTGGATGGGGTTGATCTGTCCGGTCGAGGGTAGCGAGAAGCTGAAAGCGTCGTCGTCGTTCGTCCCGATCGTGAAGTCGAAGAACAGGCCGGACCGGCTGCCCCACACGGTTTGCGGATACCGCGGCGAGCCGGCGGCGACCAGGCGCTGCTCGTACATCGCCCCGGTGCAGGGATAGCCGTCGGTGTCGTTCCAGACCGCACGCTCAAGCGACCATGCCGACGGCGGCGACCCCACCGCCGCGGACAGCTCTTCCTTGATCGTGCCCGTCGCGTTTTGGACATCGGCCACGGCGGTGATCAGGACCAGGCCGGAATTGATCCGCAGATACTTGCCGACGTCCCCAGCGCGGAAGCTGTCAGCGTCGGCTAACAGGGTCACCGCCGCGCCCACCGGGTCCTTGGCCGAGGGAGTGATGGTCGTTTGGGGCGAGTCCTCGAGGATCCAGTCATCGGCAGGCACCGCCACATCCGGGAAGGCGGCGAGAATTTGCGCCGTGGCGCTGGTGGCGCTGGCCACTGCCGTGATCTTGGCCCGGCCGGACAGGTAGGTGATATGCCGGCCGACGTCGCCGGCCAGGAACGTGCCAGCCGACGCCGTGACACTGCGGCCCGTGCCGGTAGATGCATCGGACAGCGTCAGACTGGCGCCAAACCTGTCGCCGATCTCCGCGAACGGCGTTACCGTGAACGGTGCCGGGCTGAGCACCCAATTATCCGGTGCCAGGCGCCGCAAGGTGTGAATGGCAACCGCGCCATGAAAGATGAACATGGTGTCGGCACCCTGGGTGTAATCCAGCTCCTGCACCATGTCCGCGCTGTATGGCGTGGCAATCTCGTAGGGATCGGGGCCAGCCATCACCTGGCCGCCGCTCTGCACGTATACCCGCATGTAAAGGTGCCCGAATTCCAGGACATAGGCCTGGGTGGTGGAGAACACGTAGGGGATCAACCGCGACCGCTGGGCATGGTGCTTGGTGCCGGCGACGAACAGGCTACCGTCCCGGCGCTCGGCGCCGCCGTGGATGTTGACTATGCAGTTGCGCAGGTGCTTGGCGCCGTTCTGGTACCGTGCCACGTCGACGCGGCCGAAGCACCGCGGAGAAACCTCGCCGGCGGTGAAGTTGGTCTGAGTGATCGTCACCCGTGCCATGTCAATTCCTAGAATCGGGATTCATAGAAGCCGCCAGAGCTGAATTCCTCCGGCGGATCGTCCTGGCCGTCGATCGCCTTGGCGACCTTGAGCTGCCGCGCGAACTCATCCCGGTAGCTATCCCGCAGGCTGACCGACGCGGTAACGGTGTAGGCCAAGGCGGCCGCCATGGCCAATTCCATGACGCTGATCAGGTTCGTGCTCCACGTCGCCTCGACGTCATTGCGGAAGATGTAGACAAGCGGCAGCTGATCGACGTCGGCCAGGATGCGCTGGCCCTCGGACTGGTATCGCACGGGCCTGTCGCGCGTGCCGACCTGGATCGTGCGCAGCCAATCGCCGGGGAGCTGGAACTGCTGGCGAAAGTCGAACGGGGGCGGCTCGACCATGGGAGCCAGGATCACGCGCCTGGTCGCGCAATTCCACGTGTGCGCGCGCAGCACGGTATCCCGCAAGCTCGGGTAAAGGTTGGCCGCCGAGCGCACGTGGTCCCTCGGCTCGTCAAACGAGCTGAAGGACTTGGCGCCCAGCATCTGCAGCGCATTGGAACAAATCGATACGGACGTCGCCATCATTCGCACCCAAATAAAAAGCCGGAGCGCAAGGCTCCGGCAAGCCCCCTTGCGAGGGAGGAGAGGCACAGCAAATGCTTAGTCGGCCACGTACTGAATCTCGAAGCGCAGCGCCTGATTGGCCGCCAAAACCGCACCTGTCACCGTGGCGTACACGTCCACCTCCTCGGTGGTCACGTACTCGGCACCGCTCGCGATCAGCTCGCCGTTGTTGGCATCCTTATGCCCTGCCGCCGCCGTATTGACGGAAGAAGCAATGCCGTTGGCGTCGATCACGGTGCCGTCGCTGGTCTTGCGCAAGCCGATGTCGAGCGTGGAGCTGGCGGTGCCGGAGGCGCAGCTGACCTTGTTGTTGATCAGGATGCGAGACCCGCCCGGGATCCGGCCGATGAAGATCGTGTCATTGATTGCCAGCTCGGCATGGGTCGCCGGCAGCTTCGCTGCCAGGATGCGGACTCGGCCAAAAGATTCGTACGGGAGAATCTTCTGGTTTGCCAGCACCTTGGCGGCTTGGGTGGTGTTTACTTCAGCCATGGTTGGTACTCCTTGATGTGGTTCGATTAAACGAATTCGAGATGGACAACGCCGTATTCCCAAACCCGCACGGCACCCACGGAGCCAGCGGCGGATACCTGCATCGTGTCCTTCTTGTCGGCGCGGCGCTGGGCCTTGCCCTCGAAGAAGCCTGTGCCGAAGTGCACGGCGTCACCCGCCCAGGCGGCGGTGATGAACGTGTTTCCGTTCTTCAGCACACGCTCGTAGGGCACCCATTCAAAGCCCAGCCACTTGCCATCGACGGCACCCTCTTGGAGCATCCTGACCGCCATAAAGTCAGCATTGGTCAAGGTGGTGTCCGCGAGGATGTCTTCCAGCATGTCGGACGTGTAGGCGATATGCAGCTTCTGAGGCGTATCCGCCACCTCGTCGGCCTCGTTGGCTCGGAAGATTTTCTTCGCGGTGATCAGCTTGGCCTTGGTAAGCCCCTGCGCATTTGCCAGAATCTTCTGCTCTGCAGGCAGTTGAATCAGCGAACCCTCTTTTGTTTGCGAACCGCCCAGCATCGCCTGCAGAATCAGCGAGTCCTTGCGGCGATTCCAGGCCGCCAGCAGCGAGTCCATGTAGCTGCCGGTCGGATTGGCCAGCACCTTGGGTTCATCGGCGCGGTCCACCGGCAGCGCCTGGTAGAAGTCCTTCATGATGCCCACGCGGGTGGAGTGCTCGATGTCGCTCCACACGGTGTCACCGTGGCGCACGTTGTTTTCCGGGGTGTCCTCGGCGGCGCCCAAGCGGTTCGCAGTGAACGACTCGCCGACGATGGTTCCACGACCGACCACGCGCGACTCGAAGCGCGAGGTTCGTTGCTGCGCGTGCAGCCGGATGGTGTTGTCGAACTGTTCGACAAACGCCTGGGTAATGGTTTGCGGCATACATCCTCCGAAAGTAAATTAATTCGTTCCTCAATCGCCTTTCAGGGTGTCCGCCAAAACGGGCCTGTCATTTCGCTTGCGCCACCGGCTACCGTGGGGCATTGCGGGCTAAGCATCCTCGCTGGGTATCCGACGCCACTCGGGCCAACGCGGAGATAATGCAACGGGTCGCTGGTCGAAATCTCGACTATTTGCACCCACAAAAAACCCCGCACGCGGCGGGGCTTGACAGGGCTCGGTCGGATCAGACCGACTCGTTGCCGTATTTCTTGTCGAAGAAGGCTTTCACCTGGGCGCTGACGCGGGCATGGTCGGCATGCCTCGGGTTGGTATAGGCCTCGGACAGCAGCAGGCTATTGATCTCGTTGTCGCCAGCGCCCTGGGATGCCGCCGGCGCCGGGCCCGTGTCTTCCTTGAACTCTGGCCCGATGGCGGCCATTAAGCGCAGGAACTGCGGGTTGTTGCCCAGTGGGCCGTTCATGATCTCCTCGACCCCGATTCCTGCCTTGGCGGCGATGGCTGTCGCGCCGGTGGCCGCATCGCGTACCTTGGCGTTGAATTCGGCATCGTTCTGCCAGACCTTGCGCAGTTCCTGGGACGCGGTTTCCGTGTTGTACTGCGCGGCACCCTCGGCCAGCTTGGGCGCCATATCGAAGTACTTCCCGAGCACCAGGTCGAGCTGCTTCTGGGACATGCCGGCGGCATGCGCATCTTTTAGGAAGCCCTGCAGGCCCTCGTCGCCCTCGACGTCGAAAGCTTCCTTCAGGGCGTCCGGGACAGTTACCTTGTAGTCGGTGGGGGTCTGTGGCGGCAGCTTGTCGGCGCCGATTTGCTTTTCGGCGTTGGTGTAGGCCTCTGCGAGCTTTCGCGACGATGCCGCCAGGTCAAAGGATCCATCTTCCTTGTTGACGTGGTATTTCTCCGGAATATAGTCAAAGGTCGCTCCTTCAATGCCGGCCGCCAGGACAGTCCCGGCTGCGGTACCAGCGGCACCCGCTGGTTCGGTAGGCGCGGTAGGCGTGCCGCCGGCGCCACCGCCGGCCCCTTCGTCACCAGTTGCGGCATCCATGTACGGATATTTCTTGAACATTCGGTTCTCCTTTATTGAATGGCGCGGCCCAGCGCCGTGTTGAAAGCAGTCACAAGGTTGTGCAGCGCCGCCGCCTGGGTTCCGTTCAGCCCACGCCCGATCGATGCGAAGGCGCACTCTTGAGTGGTCGGATAATCCGAGGTCCCGATAGGATTGGTATTGCGAGCGCCGATAAATATTTGACCGTTGGCTGGCGCAATGGAAGCTGAGCTATCCGTCGATCCCAACACACCATCAACATAAATACTGGTCTCGGTGGATGATGTTCTTGAACCGATAACAAAAGCGCGGTTATCCAGCGTGACCTTAGGCATGCCAGCATATGCTCCTGTGTGGCTGGTATTTACGCGCGTTAAGAATCCGCTGTTCGGCGGGTACACATGTGCTCTCAACTCGGTGGCGTAGGAGGTCGTGTTGTACCACCCCATTAGGAATGCTGGCACCCCTGTGAGGGTCAGCGCCGTGCGGGCGTAATAGGACATGTGAAAATCGTTTTGCAGCGAATTCACCGACATGTTGTAAAACGGGTTTGCATAGCTTGCCGCAGCTCCGTTGGGCTTGGCGCCGGTTGCCGAATGTGTCCACACACCGTTAAACAACAATCTGAATGCGGCATTGACGTCTCGCGGGTCTTTCAGATTCCATTTATGCGTTGCCGCCGTGCCGCCGGCCATCGGGTAGATGGCCTGCATCAAATTCCACACGCCGGCCTTTTTCATTCCATCTGCCAGCTTATGCACGGCTGTGGACACCGTCGGATCAGTGATTCCGGCCGCACTCAGAAATGCCGTGGCGTCAGGATCGATCACGACGGGTGCGGCACTTCCAAGAGCCGCAAACCGGAACAGGCCCAGGGTTGTCACCGGATCACCTTCCCGAACACCGTCGTGCCACCGTCGAGCGTCCAGAAAAACACAAAATCGGCCAATCGCCGAACACCAGCTCGATATCATCGTTGACAATGATTTTGTGGATTTCGCCAGCCCCCAGGTCCAGCACCTGCTCCCCGGTGCTCGGCCCGTGATCGATGACGCGCGCGCCGTTGGGCGCTATCGACACCAAGTACCCATCCGGGGTCAGATCAGAAATCATGCTCATGCTTCACTCTCCGCGTTCACATCGACGCCATTTGCTCGGTTGATCTGGGACACGATGAACTCGACCACGCGGCGCATGCCGTCGCGGTGATAGGTTTGCAGCACGGCGTCAATGCCGCCGGTGGTGACGGCCGGCCGCGCAAAGCGTTGGGTAAGGTCTTCGAAGATGGCGGCGCCGCGCCGGTCATCCTCGAAAATCTCCTTGTACGTCGCTGGGGTTACCTTGCTCATGTCGCCATGTTCCTTGCCATTTGCTCCATCACCGGCTGCGCCATGGCCTGCTGCTGTGTCTGGCTGTTTGCCTCCTGTGCTGCTTCTTCCCTGGCCGCACGAATGGCCTCGATGTCATCGTCGGACCTGCCAATACGCGCCGGCGCACCGCGGCCGTCGATGATGATGCGCACACTTTCCTCGACGTCGACGGTGTCCCAGATGGCCGGATCCTGCTTGGCCGCCGCCAGTTGCCCCACCGTCATCAGGGTGGTCTCCACTGCCGTCACCTCCTCGAGCTTCTGGGCCTTGGCCATTGGGGATTGGAACGTCACGTTCGCCATGCGCCCAGCCAGGGACTCAGGGGGCGTGCCAAGCGCGCCGGCGCGGTATGCGATACCAAAGCAGCGGCGGACCATCGGGGAATACCATTCGGCCTGCAGCCGGCCATAGATCGGGCCCAGCAGCTGCCTGATCTGCTGCACGCGCACGCTGATCTCGTACGCAGTGCGCACAGGGCCATCCTGCGGGGCCAGCTGGTCCGCGCGCAGGATGCGCCGGATCGCCGCCTGCAGCTGGTCCTTTTTGGTGAACGAGACATTGAAATCGGCGCCGGACTTCAATTCCTTCATGCTGTCCACGCTGTTGGCGACGATGATCTTGCGCGGCCCGACCCTGACCGTCCGCGGGTTGAGCACGCCGTCATCCTCGGCAATCCACATGCCGGTGACAGCCAGCTCGATGTTGGCATCCTCCATTTTCACCAGGCGGTTCAGCTGCTTGATGTCGGGCAACGCGCGAAACATCGGGCCGATGGCGTAGTCGCTGCAGGGGATTTTTGCCCAGCGCGGCACGACGAACGGCAGCTCATGGAAACCGGACTCGCGCACGACCTTCTTCTGATCGCATTCGATGTGGATCGATGAAAACGGCATATTCACGCTGCGCAGGCCGGCGCTGGCGTACTTGGATCGCGGCTCGATGCATTGGATAAAACGCACCTTCTCGTCGCGCTTGCCGTTACCCATCAGGTCGCGCAGCTTCTGGCTCACCATGTGCTCGCCATAGGTGGTGATCGCTTGCTCTACGGTGAGCTGGAATTCGCGGATCAACTGGTCGGGCTGCCCGCCTGGCGTCGAAGCCGACACATAGCACTGTGACATCGGCCAGGCCTCGAACTTGTATGCGGTTTCCTCGCCCTCGGCGATAAACAGCACGAACCAGCCGGCCGCAATCAGATCCAGGCAGCAGTCCATCGCCTCGGCGTCGTAATTCGAGCCGTGAATGTTCAGCCATACCATTTCGGCCGCATCATCCAGCCAGGTGCGCTCTGCCTGGGACTCGCCGCCGGTGGTCAGGCCGAACCAGCGGGAATTACTCGGCGACCCGCCAGACATGACGGCGGATGCCAGGATTTCCCCGGCGTCGGTGCTGGTCGAGTCCAGCAGCTGGGCGCGCTTTGCTTGCAGCGTCGCGGAGTCGTCATGCTCATCGAAAAAGCCACTCCCGCGCTCGGGGAACGAATAGTCGAAGCAGTCCTGCCATACGGTTTCATGCGGAGTGCGAAGCGCCTTGAGCACGTTCAGCCGGCGGGTCAGTTTTTCCGCGATGTGATCGGACAATTCAGCCTCCCAGCTTATCCTTGCCCATGGCCAGCACGGTGCTGGCATTCGCGGCCGCGGTGGAGCCCTGGGCGCCGGCGGCTAGCAGGGACTGGTTGCGCTTAGCACGCCGGGCCTCGGCCGCCTTGGCGTTGGCCGCGGCGGTTGCTTCCGCTTCGGCACGCTCGCGCTCGGCGCGTGGATCCGTTGCGGGAGGGAGAGAGGGGCCGCCGCACATGCCCTACTCCCCCTTCGCTCGCGGCATGACGTAGCCGTCGGCAGTCAGCACAGGGGCGGTCAAGGTGGTGGGGTCGACCTCGCTGGCGCGCATCGTGCTGTACCGGCCATGCCGGACGGGGGCGGCTTCCTGATCTGCAGGCATCCCTTTGGCCTTCGCCATGAGTTCCTGCCGTACCTGTGCCTCGACTTCCGCCCTGATGCGCGCCTCGATCTCGGCGATGGATTCCGCGCCCGGCACGCTACCCGGCTCCTCGAGCGGTTTCTGATCCGCGGCGCCCGGATCGCCGGAATTGTCATTGACCACGGGCTGGGATGCTCCTGGAACCTGGATTTTTTTCGGTCGAGCCATTGCGAACTCCTGGGGGTAATTGATGTGGGATCACGCGGATTGTCTGTCAGCCGCCTGGTCGAAATCTCGACTATTTCACGCCTTGTGGGAAAAGCGGCTGATGCGCGGAGCTGTCGCCACCGGTGCCCCGATGGCCTCGCCCCAGAATTTCAGCAGCCGCTCGCCATGCTGATGACTGGGCTGCGTTCCCTGCTTGTACGACATGAGGGTGCTTTTCGGAATGCCGGTAAAGTGGCTGACTGCGTATGACGTGTAGCCGACGTCCTTGAGCTGGACCAACAGCCTGAACCAGTCGACAACCAGATCATCGCCCTTCGTCATACGCCCCTGCTCGGGATCCGCCGGAAGTCGGCGATCCGCTCGTCGATCCGGTTCCATTCCGGCCCGGGCCGATACGCCGGCCGGCTCATGACGTCGACAACCCTCGGCTGCACGATCTCGCCCTCATACGCAACCCCATCCTTGCAGCGAATGTAGGCCGTAAGATGGCCGCGCCCCTCGCGTCGAATCTCTCCCGCTTCGATCAAGTCATTCAGCGCAGCGCGCAGCATCAGGACATTTTTTGCGAGAACCTTTGTCTCGATTTCAAACGGCGAGTATGCGACGTTAGGACGCATGAAGGACAGAATTCGCTGGCTCAACATGTGGCCTCCTCAGTTATCAGACCCAGCTGGGGTGTCTCGACCTGCAGCGGCGTCACGGTCACCACCACCCGGGCGCCCTGGGCGTCAGGCTCTGCGCGCTCGGCGTCGATCTTGCGCACCCACTTGTCATCGCCGAATGCGATTCCTTTGAGCGAGTCGAGCAACACTTTCTGCGCGTTGTCGAGGTCCAGGCACTGCACGGTGTCGTCCCACGCCACGCCGTGCTTGCGCATGCGCGTCTGCCAGTCCTGGGGCCGGCGCGGGTACAGCGTGATACCGATCTGCACCCGGCCGGTGATCGGCTTACACACGCCGGCGGCTTTGGCCAGATGCGCCACTTGGTGCTTGTACTCCTTCGCTTCGGCACTCACGTAGGTAATGGCTCGGCCACCTCGAGCAGTGGTGCGCCAGTATGCATTGGCGCTTACCGGAAAAGGTAGGGTTAGCACTATCATTCCAGCGCCTCCAGTGGCGAGACGCCGCGCCGAATGCGGCCATACACTACATCCGGCTTGATGCCCAGCTCATCACACCAGTCCTTGACGCACATCGTCCGTCCATGGCGTTCGATAAGAATGGTGTTGCGCCGGTTGCGATTTTGCTCCGCCATCGTGGCCCATCTGCAGTTCCCCGGTTCGTAATTTCCCTCCGTGTCGATGCGCTCTATCGTCATTCCGTCCGGGCGTGGCCCCATGTCGGCCAGGAACGCCTCGAATGAGTTTTCCCATCTCGCGCAAACACTGATGCCCCGGCCACCATAGATCGAATACTGCCAATGCTTTGGGTAGTTGCATCGTTGCTTCATGGCGCACCAGGAATTGTGTTCGCGTGTTCCCTTGCCGCGATGTGTGGCGCGTGCCTCGCCCTTGATGCACCCACATGATTTCGTGT